CTTCAACCGGGCCGCCGCCAACACCATCCTGTACGAGCACGCCACGAACGCCCTGCGCGAGCCCGTCACAATTTTCCAGATGAAGCCCGGCAAGGCCCAGCGCTTCGCCAACGAGCTGGGACACCCCGTGGAACTTCACAACGTCCTGCTGACTCCCAGAGATCACGCCCGCTTTCCTGGCGCCCTGGGCCTTCCCCACACCGTCCTCAATGAGGCAGTGCTCATCGACGAGACAGTGCAGAACATGCCCCTCTCCGAATTCGCCGGCATCCTCGAGCAGTACGACAATGTCAACAAGTACTTGCTCACGGTCAACATCCCGTACGAGATCAAGCACCGATCGGAGTCTGTCCACGATCACTACGAGCTGGAGTACCACGACGACGGGACCCACTTCTCCATGATTATGGAGGGAGACCAGGCCGACGCTTACCGTCAGCCCCTGGCCTCCATCGAGTACCTGGAGACCTCGCACTTGGTCGTCAACGGGCAGGTCTGGACCTTCGAGCGCATCAACAGCGTCGCCTCGAACCATCTGATCATCGTGACTCGCGGTGATCATCTCTCGCCACCGGACGACATGCTCCAGAGTGATTACCTGGTGGAAATCCCCACGTTCGGCCGCACGGACCTGCCGGTGAAGTGGATCAGCGCTCTCGTGTACACGCAGGTGTACGCCCACGCCAAAGCCCTCAAGTCATATGGGACGCGCGACCCGTTCTCGAAACTGCGCACCTACATCAAGGCGCTGCAGATCAAGCTCCCCGGCGTCGTCATCGATCATCTCGCGGCTGTTCTGGTGAAAGTGGCGAACCTGGACACGCAATACGCCAGCCTTCCCCCCTCCCTGCAACCGTGGAGGTACCGCTTGAGGGCTTGGATCCGCCGGAAGGTCTATGCCCTGTGCCCCTGGCTCGGCCGTCTCATATTCGGCATCGACCAGCTCCTGCTCGACAATCCGGGGCTGTACCTGCCACCCACCGCGAGATTCCGCCTCAAGAGGACTCGAAAGAGCGTGACGCCGGTCGGGCCGAGACTGCACGTGCTGACGCCGCCGAGCATGTTCACGCCAAGCGAATCGCCTGACAGCCCCCCCAGCCGTCTGGCCGACGGCCTGGCCGCCACGCTCCGCGGTGTGGCCGGGGAAGCCCGTTCCCTGCCCCGCCCCAATTTCACTGAGGATCGCACGGGCCAGGTGGAGAAGGATCACCGCATGAGCTACCGGCCCCGGACCCCGAAATTGGACGCCCTCGCAAAACGACCCCCGGGCCAGTGGGTCGACAGCCAGGGTGTGACGCATGGCCGCTCCAAGCAGGAACGCAGGCTCTCCCCCTCTCGTCGTGCGCCCGCCTCTGCCACCAGTTCAGCAGCCGAGTCCTCAGAGGAGCCTGAAGGAGTGGTCCGCTTCAACCTGCCAGCTGATCCCGAGCCGCCAGCCCCCATCACCGGTGCCGCCCCCGTCCCAGAACCGCCAGCCTTCGCTCAGCCCACCGCTTTCCAGAGCCACCGCATGGTGCCACCAGGGCCCCCCCGCACCTTCATGCCGGACGAGCCCCAGTTCTTCACGACCCCGGACACAGGTGCTCGATCGACCCCGACCACGCGCGCTCCGCTCTACTCCTGCATGCTGGAAGCGCTAAGAGAGGCTACGGGCCGCTCCGAGGCTTCGCTTTGGGACGCCCTACTGGAAGTCTGCTCCCCGTCCATGGTTGATCAGTTCCACGAGCCGGAAGGAGGATCGCTTGCAGCTCTCAACCGCCTGGCAGTGCACCTCGGGATCTGCATCCACGTCACGTACGTCCGAGGCACGGCACGCACCGCGTACATCCAGAATGCCCCCAGGTTCATCGGCGCTCTCAACGGCGAGGCCTTCTCCCTCGATCTGCAGGTCAATGGTCGCGGGCAAGCCAACCACTGGAGTTTCAACGAACTCCGGCGCCTCAATGGACTGCGAGCTCCCCTGGTGGGGCCTGTTAACCTTGCCACACGAGGTGCCGGCCGCGACGAAACTCAGCTGGGTGCTAAGCCTCTCGCCCCCCTGCCGAGCGCCCAGCCTGGCCGCCCCTTCCATCCCGACTTCAAGCGAGCAAAGCGCTGCTATCAAGGGTGGCTAGACGGCGAGTGGGGAGTGGCCTGGGAGAACTACGACACCAACGAGCGGAAGACCCTGGAGCTGCTCTTCAAGATGCCCATCAAGCGGAAACCAGTGAACCTCAGCATCACAATCGGCGCGCCGGGCTGCGGCAAGTCCACGGCCGTGAAGCGCTATTGGAAAGCGAACTGCCGAGCATACATGCACCGCCTCCATATCGTCTTCTCCCGCAAGGCGCTCCTCGAAGAATGGAAGAAGGTGCCCAGCGCTGCCGACGTGAAGTATGTGCAGGCCTCCCTCAAGACCCTGGAGACAAGCTGCCTGTACAACGTTGAACACCTGCACGTCGAAGAACTGCAACAGTTCCCACCGGGCTACCTCGACATGCGTTGTTTCATCAACCCGGCCCTGCAGAGCATCACGTGCACGGGAGACCCACTGCAGAATCCCTTCACCACCGGCAAGATGTCGTCCCCGCTCAACTCGGACCCGAACGACATGCACTACTTGGAGCGTTTCTGGAGCCCGTACTCCTGCAGCTCTTACCGTCTTGCACCCGGCATCGCGCACGTGCTGGGCCTGCAGACCAGCAGCACCCGGTCAGGCAGAGTTAAGGTGGTCACCGGGCGAATCCCAAACATGTGGACCCTCACCGCGCGAGCCGAGATGAGCGACGCGAAGCACGCCATGGCGAACAAGACGCTGACATTCCAGAGCTGCACCGGGTTGGACCTGGACGGCCCCTTCCAGATCGTCGTGGACCGGCCCGCCCTCACGCAAGCCAGCTACGAAAATTGCTTCTCCGCACTATCGCGGGGCAACGGGGACGTCTACCTCGTCTGGGAGGGTTCGCCGAATGCCGCGGACATGAATCTGCACGAGTTCTGGGGGCCGGTCTCCCGCAACGAGACGATCTCATGGGCTGGCTTCACGAAGTGCCCAAGGAGCTTGGCCCAGCCCATCTCCTTGACTGCCCGCGGCGGCAGCGCGAAGTTGGACTCCCTGCCCAGTGAGTACCGGGCGCTGTGGGCTTTCGTCGACAACCACGAAGCCCCGGAACCCTTGTCGGAGGAACCGATCGTTGAGGAACCAGTGCCAAGGATCCACATTCACGCGGAGCCGACTCTCAACGGCAGTCGGTTCCTGGAGCCCCTGCAGGCCAAGGAGGACAAAGAGTACCCCTGGGGGCTGGAGCAAAGCAACCAGATCCGCGACACTCGCGGGCGCGTTGACGTGGCCCACCTCTTCGCCAAGCAAGATTCCAAGGACGAAACCCTGCTCGGCTCTTCAGTGGCCAAGCGCATGCGCTTCAAGACTGCCGTCCAAAACGAGGAGCACCTGCAACAGCGTGAGGTCCTCGGCTCAGTGTTGTGGGGCAACTTCCTCAATGCATTCTCGATCGATCCCGAGGTGCGACCGCTCGACGAAGAGCTGCTGGATCAGTGCCTCAACGCCCTCCTTGCGAAGAAGATGGAACGGTCAACCGCCATGCTAAGCAACAACGTGGATCGCGTCTCGCCCGACACTCCTGAGAACAGCGCAAGAATCTTCGCGAAGTCCCAGGACAAATCGAAGCGTTCCACGGTCCTCAGCGCCACGGTGGACGAGTCGATGGCTGACTGGTGGAATGCCACCGACCTGGCAGAGGTCAAGCCTGGTCAGACCCTGGCCCTCTTCCCAGATCAGGTGCTGGAGAAACTTGGACCCATCATGCGCTACGCGCATCACGTCCTCAACGGCTTGTTGCCCGAGCACGTCTTTCTCCTCGGAGGTCACAGCCCAGCCCAGCTTGACGAGTGGTGCCGAAAACATGCGCGCTCCGGCCTCGTTTTCACCAACGACTTCACGGCCTACGATCAGAGCTGCACCGGCGAAGCCCTGGCGTTCGAGATTTGTTTGCTGCGCTGGCTCAGCATCCCTGAGAGCGCGATCGCCTACTACCGATGGCTGAAGGTGAATCTTGACACAACCTTCGGACCCTCCGCGATCATGCGATTCACTGGTGAGCCCGGGACCTACATCTTCAACACCCTGTACAACTTGGCCTACATGGCGTTGAAGTACGACCTCGGCGGTTTACCTTGCATCTTCTCGGGTGACGACTCGCTCATCTACGGGCAGCCTCCGGAGTCCCAGCACTGGCATCGCTGGGAGTCCATGTTCACGCTCGTCGGCAAAACGTTCGTCAGCGAGCTTCCCGAGTGCTGTGGCTGGCTTTGCTACCCAAGCGGCATCATCCGGGATCCCCTGGTCCTGGCCCTCAAGACCCTGTACCGGGAGAACATCGGAGAGCTCAACAAAGTGCTGGACAGCTATTTCCTGGAGTCCATGTTCGGATACAACCTCGGCGACGAGTTGCACGACCTGCTGACCCCCGAGCTGCTCGAGCTCCACAGCTGGTTCCTGACGTACTGCTTCCATCACTCAAGCATCGTGAAACACATTGGCCGAACCAGCCGCGCAGAGCTCTCGGAAATCCTGTCGCTCAAGCTCGCCAAGACTCAGCGTGGAAAGGACCGGTTCAGGTTGTCGAGCCTAATTTCGGCTTTGCCTTACGTTTTCGGCAGTTTGGTCCGATCTTCTACGACCTCTCTCGACAACGATGGCTCCGACCTCGAGCAACGATCTGTTCTACGCCACGCCGGAGGAAGCGACCTTCAACGCAACGGTGGCGATCGCCAAAGGGAAGAACTTCGGTGCCGGAGTGTTCAAGCTCCGGAACAACAAGAGCATCCTCGCCTCCGTGGGCCTCCACTCGGCGGCTTGGGTGACCAGCCTCGGTGCTGACGTCGTCGACGTCAGCGGCGATGGCGTGGTCATCTTCATCGCCGTGGCCCCGGAGACCGCCGTGGCCCCCAAGAAGCACGAGGAGTTTTGGAACGTCCCAGGTCGTCGCGTCGGCACCATCACCACCGAGCGACCCCACACCCAAGTGAGCCCCATGATGTCGAAAGCCTTGTCCTACAAGGTGAAGGGAAACTCCACCGAGGAGCAACCCGTGGCTTGCGTCGTGATCGGCGTTTTCCGGAAGACGGCCGTCACGACCGACACCGAAATCTGGAACTTCGGTTTTCGCGCTTCCCTCCGGACCTCTGGTTCGGGTTTTGTCGAAGGGGTCGCCGAGACCGCGGCATCGTGAGTGGCGACGTAGTCGCCGAGTCCGAGTCCGTCTGGGAAACTGACGAGTACGAGGAAACCGATGATGAGGAGGAAGAAGAGGTTGCCGCCGGACTGCAACCCGAAGACGATCCCGAGGAAGAGGAGCGTCCCGTCACGCCGGAGCCGCAGACTGCAACACCACCACCGTCCAACCGTAAGCCGAAAGCTGCGGTCCCGGACAACGAGGCGTTGCGTTTGCTGGTCAAGGCCGACAAACACCTCAGCTCTTGGGAGCGACCGATCGCCCTGCCGTTAGGAAAAGGCCTGCCAGCCGGAAACTACCTGCTCGACGCGGTCAGTTTCAACCACGTCAAGGGAGGCGCTTGGAGCCCTCTCTTCCGACTCACCGACCCCGATAAAGCATTCCTCCTTGAAGGAGGTCGACCACTCCCCCCCCCCGACGTCTACTACAAAGTGGCGTAACCCAGAACCAGGTTTTTCTCTTTTCTTGTGCCAACGTAACCGTGCCGACCCTGCAGCAACAACAG